AGTCCCTGCACCCCGATGGCGATAGGCCGGTGGCGAAAGTTCGACTTGCGCGCAGGCTCCGTGGGGTAGTAGTTTCTGTCAATGACGCGATTCAAGTTTCGAGTAACAATCTGAGTCACGTGATGAAGTTTTACATAATCGAACCCATCCCCTACAACGAATGCAGGGAGACTCAGGGACGCCAAGTTACAGACGGCTGTCTCATCCGGTCCTGAAACCTCCATAATTTCTGTGCACAAGTTGCTTGACTTGATCGTTCCGATATTCTTCTGGTTTGATTTCTCATTCGCAGAGTCCTTGTAGCACATGTAGGGTGTTCCAGTCTCCACTTGGCTCTTGAGGATAGCATCCCAGACCTCGCGCGCCTTGACCGCCTTCTTGAAACGGCCCTGTACCACATACATCTTGTAAAGCTCGTTGAACTCTTCTCCGTAAACATCGGGAAGTCCTGGACACTCATTCGGGCACATCAAGTGCCACTCTCCATCTTCCTCTACGCGCTTCATGAATAGGTCGGGGATCCACATCGCCGTGAAGAGGTCGCGGCAGCGCATCTCCTCATCACCCTGGTTGAGCCGCAGTTCGAGAAACTCCATAATGTCCGCGTGCCACGGCTCAAGGTAGATGGCGAAGGACCCCTTGCGCTTCCCGCCCCCCTGGTTCACGTAACGGGCCGTGTTGTTGAATACCCTGAGCATAGGTACTATCCCGTCAGCAACTCCATTCGTACCCTTGATTCGAGAGCCGTTCGCGCGAATGTTCGAACAGTGAATACCGATACCTCCTGACCACTTGGAGATGTGTGCGCATTCCTTGAGAGTCTCATAAATGCCGTCGATCGAATCATCCTTCATAGCCACCAGGAAACAGCTTGACATCTGAGGCTTGGGCGTCCCAGCGTTGAAGAGGGTCGGTGTCGCGTGCGTGAAGAACTTTTGGGACATGAGGTCATAGGTCTCGCGGGCGCGGACATAGTCATATCCATGAATACCCAGTGCTACGCGCAGAAAAAGATACTGGGGTGTCTCGCCCTCGTTCAGGTACCCCTTTTGGAGCGTCTTGATTCCAAAATATCCAAAGAGATAATCTCGAGAATGAACTATCCAAGAGTTCATCTCGGGCGTGAGGTTTCTTATGAAGCCATCTGATATGACGCCCTTGGAGTGCAGCGAGTTCATGGCATCGCTGAATGTCTTGGGGCAATTCTTCTGAAGGTTTGACACAGTCACGCGCATCGCGAGTGTCTCGTAGTTCGGGTTGTCGGTAATCATTCCGATGGCGACCTCGGCGGTTAGGTTGTCAATCTCACTTGTCGAGATGCCATCATACATGCTTGTGAAGACCTTCTGGGCAACCTTGTCAGGAAAGACTCCTTGAAGGGGCTCAAACTCCGGCCCTGAATTTAACTTTGAAATTCGCTTGGTGACTTTGTCAAAGAGCATCTCGACTTCATCACCAGAGCGCTTGATGACCTTCATTTGTAATTGAAGCGTCTGGTTTTTTTAAGGCTGGTTTTTTTCCTAGCGTATTTTAAATGGCGTCAAAGTATCTGCCCTCCCCTCTGGCCGATGCCTACTTTTCGGATTTCAACAAAGAAAGTATTCAGGATCAGATTATCAGTAAAATTAAGGATGAGACGGGCGTGGAGATTCAGCGTCAGAGCTACGCAGCCCTCGATTCTCTCATGAAGACGGTCTGGGCAAACAAGCGCCGGGACACCTTTTCGGATGTTCGCAATCAGGTCGCCCTCTTGAACGCGGGTGTGGTCAAGGAGGCGACGGCAACCATTAGCACCGGTCTGCTTCAGCAGCTTGTGTATCTGCGCGATATTTCCCAGAACCCTGTCCCTCTCGAGGTGCCCACGAGCACGAGCACCTATGGAAACAAGATTCCCATAAATAATAAATATGGTATAAATTAAATGAAGACGCTCGACGATATACTTTTCGGGTTTCTCATATTCTTTGCCATTGACCGGCTTATAAGGATTTTCAGTATCCTTGTGGTTGGTCCTTGGGTAGAGGATAAGACGCAGAAGGAAAACCGCATAGAAAGTGCGAAGCTTTTCTCGGAGTTTGTTCTTATAGTTTTTTCGACCGTGGTGGTTTGGCGGTACAGGAAGCAGCTGGCAAAGCTTACGGCTTAAAAGAAGTATGCGCTCTTTACTCAATGAACCAATACAAGACCGAGACGGCACAAATGTGTCAGCAGAAGGGTTGGGACAAAGCTCCAATTAGTGCGGTATGGATGTTATACACCGAAGAGAATGGGGAACTTGCGAGTGCGATCCGTCAGAAGCAACGAATGTACAAGAAGACTGGACTCAAGAAGGAACGTGGAACGGATATCATGATGGAGATGGGTGATGTGTTTAGTTATTTGTTTCAGTTGGCTCATATGCTCGACGTGGACCTCGACCAGATGTGGGAGCTCCACAGGCAAAAGGTAAAGTCCAAATTTTACAAGGAAAATAATGTGAGTGTTTATTAATAAGATGGCGTCGACCCTCATGTTAGACGATAACAACAAGATGAATAAAATAAACCCTACCACGTGGACCGGGGATTATGGTATTCCTCACGACGGCTTCTCCAAGAAGCTCTTTATCGATGGAAGCTACACCACAGCCATCAGCGAGGATCCCACGATCTACACGGACCCTCTCGATGGTGACGATGACCCGAACCGCAACTTGTCAGGAGGGATATATTTAAAGACGGCCCAGACGAGCCCAGCACCCTTCCGCGGGTTTCCAGCGCGCAAGTATGAATATTCGAACGGGGCAGTCACGTGGTTCCGTCCTGGTCAGCCTTGGAACTGGCTCAGCAAGTCGTCTAATTATGATGACGGCTATACTGCAAAGCTACGGGGCGCAGGATCGAGCGGCAGCAACACCATCATAGGTCTGGCAGTGCTTGCTTTGGTTCTGTATATAGTTTCTAAAAAGATGAAACTTTAGGAGCAACAACCTTGACTAGATTTTTTGACAACTCTTCGCGAGCTGTTTTTGCGTGTGCAGGCAACATGGGACACGAATGTGCCTCAAGTTGAATGCATTTATAACAACAATCCATCTTGCACTCTTTGCACTTTAGGAAGCGATTTTTATGGGGACACCGGACTGAAAGACCCTCAGTCATCCTACTATAAGACATTCAATTTTAGTCTTAAACTGTGGGTCGAATGGAACCTGGTCGTCGATGATGTCGCATAGGCCAACTGAGCGCCCCTTGAGGATGCGGTTCCATGCCTTTTGCATCGCTGGCAGGTGCTTCGGGAACCATGAGCGATCCCTGGGAACGCGCACCACCACAAACTCCTCTGGGCTTCCGTTTGTACCTTCTGGCCTATACTGAATAAAGTCGCACTCATCAAGGTCCATAATCTCGAGGAGAAGCTGGATTTGAGGCATATAATAGGTGGGCACCTTGCGCTCAATCTTGCGAGTCAAGGGGCACTTGATCTCGATGAGCAGCCCATCTTCCGTAATGCCATCCGGGGAACCACCCAGCCACGGATACTGCCGGTGCTGAACGACCCCAATCTCATGGGACTTTTTGTTGTACCGCTGGTCGTACAGGTCGCGCACGAGAGGCTCGAGAAGCGTCCCGTGGGCCGTCGCTGCATTCCCAGCCCACTTTGTCTTGAGAACCTTCTTTTTTACGAAAGAATCAGGACTTTCGTAGTGGTTTTCGCCAATTGCGCTCGCTACATCGCTCGCCGTGATCATATTCTCACGGAGCTCTAACCATTCTGTAGATCTTTGTTCTGCGTACTCAGCCGCGAGGAGTTCCTGAACTCTCGCCAGGAGCTGGCTCTGTCGATCGTCCTGCATTTACAGGAACCTTCTTATTCTTGAAACGAGGATCCGTCTTAAGTAGAATCTCTGCAGCATTTTGCTCAGCCTGTTTCTTTGTCAGTGCAAAACCAGCTCCACCCTCCATCCCGTTCACAATAACCATTACACAGAATTGACCGTTGATCTGGTTCAACACACGATACTCGGGGAGTTCGTACTTGAGCGCCTGACACCATCGCATCAGCTGGTCCTTGTAGTTGTCATCGACAAGCGACGTGGTTACCTTTGTGAAAGAATCGAGAACAAACTTCTTGGCATGAACCATCCCGAGGTCAAGATAGATGGCACCGACGAGCGCCTCAAAGGCATCCTCCATAATGTGCTCATTCGTGTTCCAGTTGTTTCTCTGACCCTTCTCATCCATCAGAATCAGCTTGTCTAGTCCCAAGACTTTTGAGATTTCACAAAGTGTCTTGCCTCGGACCATCTTCGTGCGCGCCTTGGTCAAAAAGCCCTCCTGCTCCTTCTCGTGAAGGTCAAACAGATGCTTTGTGATGATAAATCCGAGAACTGAATCTCCCATAAACTCGAGCGTCTCATACGACCCAGTCAGACCTGAATAGCGCTTCAGGGCTGACTTGTGCGTGAATGCGCGCTGGTATAGTTCCATATTTTTGACTTTTGTTCCAGCCAACCCATTTATCGTTTCACGAGAAAGTGTTGGAGGAGTTTCCATTTTAGATATATGATATAAGAGATGTATTTGTTTAAGCCGCAGTCTTCGCCACCTTCGGGCGAACCTTCTTCTCCTTGGGAGCCTCCGGAGCTGCGACAGGGGTCGACTCCGTTGCCACTGGCACCGCCTCCTTCTTCACACGGGGCTTCTTCTCCGGTGCGTTCGGGTCCTTCAGGTAGTGCGGGTTGATGTACCGCTGAATGTTCAGGAAGGTTACATCCGTGCCCTCCGGGGGGCTCAGCAGCTTCTGCAGAGTCTCGTCCAGCGTGATGTTCTTTCCCGCCTTCAGGCCCTTCTCCGTCACGTAGGCGTTGATGCGAGTCGTCACCTGGGACCGAGAGATCTTCTCCTCGGGGCCCAGTCCCAAAAAAGCCCGAAGCTCGGGAGTTACGTCAAGGGGCTTGTTGAACCCGTTGTTTGTGGCACGCGTCTTGGTCTTCTCGCCGGTAGGATCCTCAATGTGCTGGCGGATCTTGCGAACCTCCTTGCGCAGAGCCTTCATCTCCTTCATCAGAGCATCGAGAGTAACAATGTCAGTAGTGGCCATTTGTACTATACAAAGCACTCGAGCCTTTAAGCCAGGAAAGACGAGAGCAACACGACGGCTAAAATTATGAAAAGCGTCATCACGAATTGCCATACTCTATAAACTGGTCCGCTCGGTCCGCTCGGTCCGCTCGGTCCGCTCGGTCCGCTCGGTCCGCTCGGTCCGCTCGGTGCGGTTTCGTAACTTGCTGTAGGAGCTCCAAATTCTGTGGCACCAGTTGGTAAGTTGGGTGTCTCACTCTGTGGCAAGTTCACGCCATATCCAACCGGCAATTTATTTCCGTCAGATTTTCTGAACTGAACAGCTCCAGGGGGCTGGTGACCAAGGCCGTTGCATTTAGGCACACAGCAGCCGAGATCGCATGGGTATACCAGGCCGTTATTTACATCCGTGTACCCACATATCGTTGCCCACGGGTTCAAAGGATCAGCCAAACATTGACAATTCTTGGTTATAAATTTGGCGCTACACGCGCTCATCTAAGGTTAAAGAATATTTTTGTTTATAGTACAATGGAGTACGCAAAGCCCCAGAAGCTTCCGGATGGTCGATATTTTCTGCGCATTTCTGGCGCCCGTCACCAGGTCAATGGTCTTGTCCTTCAGGATTCTCTCGCTTCCAAGTCTGTCAACTTCAAGGTTCCAGCAGGCGTTGATTTGTTCTCCAAAATTGATGAGGAGCTCTTGACTCAGGCCAAGACTGCCAAGCTCGAGTGGTTCGGTAAGGATCTGAGCGATGAGACAATCAGCAACGCTTTCCAGGAGAGCGTGACTGATGAGGTGCTGGGTGCATCCCTTGCGACCGTCAAGGGGGAGGTTGTCACTATGGCCTACGATACCCAGAAGAACCCAGTCGCGCTTCAGGACATCAAGACGGGCGCAACCGTGGATGCTCTGCTTGAGCTCTCAGGCCTGTGGTTCCTCAAGAAGTCCTTCGGTCCCATCTGGCGTGTGGCTCAGGTGCGTGTTCGCGGGGTGGCCAAGCCGGTTCCAGCCCGTGAGTACCTGTTCACGGACGAGCCAGAGGAGGATGAGGACCCAGCAGATTATCTGGACTAAAAAGCCCAGATTCACCGGGCCGCAGGCGAGTCCCTTCGGGACTCGTAAATTATCTGGACTAAATATAAATGAAGCGTCGCAATGCGTTGATTATCGTCATGGTCCTCGTCGTGATCTGGCTTTTGCACCGGCGCAGGTCCAGCGGGTTCGGAACCCAGACCCTTCCAGGGAAGATCATGGGGTTTGATATGGGCCGCACTGGTTCCACCCAGGAAAATGATCACTACCCTTACAACTCCAAGAACCATTTTGCTATGAACTCGGAGTTGGCTGAAAATTATTCTCAGTAAGTTATAAATGGATCGCAAGGGACTCGCGATAATGATTCTGGCGGCCGTAATTCTTCTTTTGCTGTTCGCCCCCAAGCGGTCAGGGTATGGTCCAGCCGGCGGTGCCGGCCCCATGGGATTTAACCTGAACGCAGGTGCGACCCATGGAAACAGCGGATATCCCAACACAATAAATATTAACCACGTCAATGCGGGTGAGGGTGCTCCCTTCGGTGGCTCCGGCGACTCGGTCGATGTCGTGTCTGCCACCAGCCTGATCCCCCGTGACGTCGTGGCGACCGAGGACTTCGGCCAGTTCAGCCCGGACAAGATCCTTGGCAACCAGAACTATCTGGATCCCAGGAGCCAGATTGGCTACCCCGAGACTCTGGGTGGCGTGCTCCGTAACGCCAACCGCTCAGAGCGCTCGGAGCCGCTGAACCCCCGCACGCCCGTCTCCATCTTCAACCTCAGCACCATCCCCCCCGATGTGATGCGCCCTCGATTCGAGATTACCCCAGAGTACAATTAGACAGTTGCAAGCAACTGTTCCTTGCGCTCACTTAGAGCTAATAAGTTCTTTAAAAATACCAGAAATGGACTTTAAACACGCCATGACTGAGTGGGTTGGCCTTAAGGCCCAACTCGCCGCAGCTCGCAAAGATCTCTCAACGCTCAACACGCGTGAAAAGGAGCTTCGCGAGTTTGTGACTGAACACATGAAAAAGAATGAGATTGACACCGTAAAGATCCAGGACAAGGTCAAGGTGAATTTCAAGACGAAAAAGACCAAGGGGTCCATTACCAAGGATGTCATCCGCAAGGGTCTCCTCTCATTTTTTGGTGGAAACGAGGCCCAGGTCGAGGGTGCCTGGACAGCCATCCAAGATGCCGCACCGAGCAAGGAGACGAGCGGCGTGACGGTGACTGGACTTGCCAACCTGTCTTAGAGCTTACGATCGAGTACTAATTAAGTACAATGGGTATCAATGACGAGTATTCGCGTGATGCCTACTATGAGCAAACATGGGATTCGGACGACTCTGATGAGTTCGATCCCGAAATTCATCCAGAAGATTGGCAGGATCTCTATTCGGCCGATCTTCTAGATGGATGGACTTACCTTCAAGAATTCGTTCACGACAACCACCTTCGCATGAAGAGGGGCTGCACCTTTCCGACATTTGTCACCTTGGTCATGGATGCGACCAGGTGGCGCGCGAGTGACCTCACTCCCAGTGAAACCTCTCGCCGTGCATGGGGATATATTCGACGTGTCAAAATCATCAAGGACCGTGTTCTGCCCGAGAATTTCTATACTTGGTTCAACGAAAATATTGACACTATATAAATGATAGACATCACGGGTCCCAAGGTTCTTGTGCCAACCTTGCTCTTTGCTCTTTTGAGCCCGGGTCTTCTCTTCAACATTCCAGTAGGTCCACTCAAGGAGGTGCTGTTCCATGCACTTATTCACACCTTCATATACTGGGTCATAGCCAAGTTCATCGTAAAGGTAAATATGACAACTGCAGACCTTATTGTCCCGGCCATTCTCTTTGTAGTTCTGACACCAGGCGTGCTCCTGACAATTCCTCCAGGGTCCGGAGGCGTCTTTATGTCAGGGCAGACGAACCCTATGGCGGTCGGTGTGCATTCTCTCCTGTTTGCAGTCATATTCGCAACACTTCGGACCACATTCCCTAAATATTATTAGGGAGTTGCGCCCCGTTATCTTCAGTAATTTCACTCAAATATCAATGGTCAAGTGTCTTGCCATAGGCCCAGGTGCCATGGGATATTTCATATTTATTGGCATTATTTCCAAACTAAAGCAAGAAGGGCGTCTCGATGATCTCGAAGAGATAGCTGGGGCATCGGCCGGTGGCCTTCTGGCTTTTATATACTGTCTGGCAAAGGGGGACATGACCAAGGTTCTGGATTACTCACTGAGTGTTCCCTTGAAAGCCCTTACGAAACTAAACATCAAAAACTTTTTGACAAACTATGGTCTGGTTCCTCAATCTCGGATCCGAGATTTGATCAGCAAGGCTCCTTCTCAATTTAAGATCAAAATTGATCCTACATTCCAAGAGCTCTATGATTGGTTTCCATTGAAGATCCATATTTCGGCCTACTGTATAGGTACTGGAAAGACTGTGTACTTTTCAGTGGATACACACCCTACTATGAGTGTGGTCGATGCAGTCTGTGCCAGCATTGCCGTCCCCTTTGTCTTTTCTCCTCTAAAATTGAAGGATGGGTGGCACTACATAGATGGAGGATCTGCAGAGACTCTCCCCGGGGGTCCCTTTCTTGGAAGAGAATCCATGGGTCTCAAACTCGCATGGGGAAAGCCAATATCCGTCAAGGATCTCAAGACGTACTCAATGGGCATTCTTTATTCAACAATGCACCTAAGGTACAATTATGAAATGGAGACTATATCCGTGAATGTAGATGACCTTGACTTGTATAACTATAGTGCGTCAAATGAGAAAAAGCTCAGGTGGTTCCTCCTCGGCTACAATTTTTCTCACTGATTGGTAAATGCACAAGGATATGAGGTCGGCGCACGTCCGCCACCTCACGGCGAAGCGCGTGTCGGTCAAGGGGACTCCCTCGCGCCCGGGATATACCTATGTCCGCAAGGCAAAGACGGTGCGCGTCAGGGGGGTGTCGGCCTATGATGTCGGGACGATTGGCAAGCCCAAGAGCGTCATCGGACCACTCAAGCACGGGATGTTGACCAAGTTTGGGTACCACCCGGTCGAGGCTCGGAGTGGGCGCCACAAGGCGCTTATGAAGGCGATACACAAGGGAGGTGAGAAGCCCCTGGCCGTGTTCCGCCGGCTTCAGGCAGTCAGCATTCTGACAAAGCGCATGGCTCCTCGCGCGTCGCGCATCTACAAGGAGGATGCCAAGTGGGTCCGCGTCAAGTACGCGAGCAACTTCAAGACGCCACTCAAGTAATTTCTCTGCGTAATTTAATGCATACCACCCCCATTGAACGCATTATACAGAGCATTGCGAGACTCAATCTTAGGAACCTTTCTCCTATGCAAGTGAATAACCCGAAAAAGCGCAAACATAGGTCCCCAACGACCCGTCGGTCTCCAGGGGGGAAAAAGAAGCGAACAAAGCATTAATG